CTTAGGGCCTCCCCGGTACTATGTGACCCGTCTTCTTATGAAGACGCTCTGCCGTAAGTCTAGGGTTTCATACAGTGTATCAAACCCTAGCCTGCTCTACTAGCTCGAAAGGAGCTACCATGGCTGGAACTGTGACTTCCACTCGTATCACGGATACACCTTTTTCATACTATATGAAAAATGTGAAAACGGGACTTGTGACGAAGTCTGGTGTCTTTGACACCAGCCGTAGTTACTCGTCTGGGTGGAATCCAGCACTCCAGATGACTACCTCATGGCGTTCTGGAAGATCCTTTTTAAAGGCTCTTTCAGACCCGCAACAATTAGTTGCGGATGAGGACCTGCATGATCGCGACGTACCTGACAACTCAGATGAGCTCCTGAAAAGGACTACAAATGAGTTGTTACAGGAACCCAATCACGGTTTTCCAACCGTAAGCGGGCAGGCGTGGGATCATGGTCACGACTTCACCACTACAAAGGTGGAGAAGAGGCACACGGTAGCTACTCTATTGAGTAGCGATGGAAAAGCTTCCTACCATGGACCTCTTAGCGTGACCTTTAGCGGCGTACCGGACTCGTGTTTTGATGGCGGTGTGGTAAACCACATCCCGAACTTCTGTTCTGCAGATTGGCCCGCTGTCGATTTGACTCGCGGTCAGCTTGCAATCAATAAAACGATTCCTACGCTGCCTAAGGCAGGTGTGGCGGCCTTCTTGGGAGAACTTCATGAAGGACTCCCCAGACTCATTGGCCACTCCGTCTTGTTTAGGGAACGTGCTCACACCTTCAGACCCGGAAGGGCTGCTGGTGATGAGTACCTTAACTATCAATTCGGTTGGTTGCCATTTGTGTCTGACGTAAAGAAGTTTTGTAAGGCCTTTAAAAACGCCGGCCTAATCCTGAAGAAATTCAGAGAAGATTCCGGCAAGCCTTACGTTCGTCGCCACTGGACCTTTCCGAAGGTCAGGGATTCTCATGTTTACCCTTCTGCTTACGTAGATTGGGTAAACCGAACTCCTGCCAGCACCTTGCGCATTCCTACGAATAATACCTTCCATGGTACTTATTCGTCGGTTGAGCTTGATGCTCTTGTTCGGTATGGTCAGTCATGGTCAAATCATGCGAGCTGGGTACGTTCGTACCAGTATCGCTTCACAGGAGCGTATTCTTACCTACTGTCCGAAGATGATTCATTCTTCGGTAGGATGGAAAGATACGTCCAACTGGCTGATCGCCTGTTGGGGATCGAGATTACTCCCGACGTCCTGTGGGAATTGACACCATGGAGCTGGTTGGCCGACTGGGAAGGAAATATTGGTGTTAATATATCCAATATGACCGCTCTTGGTAAGGACAACCTCGCACTGAGATGGGGTTACTTGATGCGTCACATGACGTTCAAATTCTACATCTCCACCTCTCCCATCACTTCTTATAGTGGTTGGAGTGGCACTTTGCACAGTACTCTGTTCGCAGAACAGAAAACTCGTGTAAAGAGTACGCCTTTCGGCTTTGGCCTTAGCACTGCCTCTTTTACCGATAGGCAGTGGGCCATCCTTGCTGCTCTAGGATTAACTAGGGCGCATAAGACCCTTCACTAAGGGTCACACGGTTACGCCAAAAGTTGGCGTGATCTAAGTTACCGGCTGGTAACCGGTGATCACCTCTTGGAGTAGTGCCATGTCCTATGCTGATCCCCAATCAGTAACCATTAACGCGATTGCCAACTCGCTTGCGCGAACTGGCTCTGGAATCAACAGTGGATCTTTTTCCACTGCGGATTCCACCGTGCAGCTCTTCGTTTCCTCTCAATATGGGAAGCGACAGCGCCGCACGGCGCGTTTGCAGCATTCGAAGTACGCGACTGATCCTGCGAACAGCGCCTTGATGGTGCCTCGCAGTCTTTCCACGTACATCGTTGTGGATACCCCTTTGCAGGGGTATACTCTCACTGAACAGCAGCAAGTCGTGGCAGGTTTCCTGACATGGCTTACCGCTAGTTCCAATGCTGCGGTCACCAAGTTACTTGGTGGCGAGAACTGATGCTCATAGTTGGTACGGCGTCCACAATAATTGTGGGCGCCGTGCTGGCCCTATTCGTAGGGTTTATGATCATCTTTCTCATTCTCGTATACAAGCTTGTTTCACTTGCATACGGGTCGCCTATCAAGCGTATTCCTAAGCATTTCGCAAGGAAGCGTCTAGATAGTGCAGGGGACACGTAGATCATGGCTAAGGACTGACAACCTCTGTTAGGAGGAGCAGTGAAAAGCCTGATGCTACTAGCAAGAGAGATCTTCGCTGATGCGGAGATCTGGTGTCACGTAAGTACCAGTCGTGACTATAAAACAGTCACGGCTCGTTGTGAAAATGAGGGATTATCGTTTTTAACGATAACTCTTCCAAAATTCTGTGATGATTTCCAGATTGCTCTGGATACAGGATTTTGTAGTCCCTCCCTCTTCGCTGGTTTTAAGCGTAGAGGGTCAACTCCCGAGTTCCTCGGTGGGTTGTTGGACCTCATTTTCAGACGCGACGATGGTCGGTTGCTCGAAGTACCTTCGATTGACGCTATCCGATTCATTCGTCAGATATGTCTTGCTTTTGGCAAGATTAATCTGCCTTGCAGCGATGCAAGGGTGAATTCGGCTATCGTCAAGTACCTCGAGTGTGAGCAGGGAGTTAAGAGATATGATCGCTCATTCCTTTTATCAAGGAAAGCTTTCATGCGGATGTCCACTCTACTTTGGGGGCAGCTTTTATCCAATTGTGATAAGGCTATATACACGAAAAGTGTATACCCTAAGCATGGACCCGGGGCGACGGCGGATCGACTTGTTGGTAACAACAAGTGGGAACAGCGTGTCTGGCCCGCGCGCTTGGAACGCGAGTTTCCTATGGCCGAGTATGTTTTCTCGTCCTATAGTGAATTTCTTGCGAATTCCCCAAGCATCTCCTTCCTCGAACCCGGAGCAGAGATACCCGTCAGGGTTATCACTGTTCCTAAAACGCTCAAAACACCGAGAATCATTGCAATTGAACCTACTGCGATGCAATATTCACAGCAGGCTATTTTGCAATGTCTCGTCAATGAAATTGGACACGATGACAACGCGTCTAACTTCATTGAGTTCGTGTCTCAAAGCCATAATCAGGCTTTGGCACAGCTAGGGTCTTCCGACTCTAGCCTAGCAACACTCGATTTGAGTGAGGCTAGTGATCGTGTTTCGAATCAGCATGTACGAGCTCTACTCGCAAACTATGGCACACTTTTCCGTGCTGTTGATGCTTGTAGGTCTCGGAAGGCTGATGTACCTGGATATGGCGTTATTCGCCTATCCAAGTTCGCGTCTATGGGTTCAGCGCTATGTTTTCCATTTGAAGCTCTCACCTTTTGTACGGTGATCTTCCTTGGAATACAGAAAGCGCTCAACCGACCTCTTACCAAGAATGACATTAAGTCATTTTATGGAAGGGTACGCGTCTACGGAGATGATATTATCATCCCTGTAGAATACGTAGTTCCTGTTGTAGCGGAGTTAGAATCCTTTGGATTTCTAGTTAACCGCAGCAAGAGTTTCTGGAATGGCAAATTCCGGGAATCTTGTGGGAAAGAATATTTTGACGGTCACGATGTATCCATTAGTCGTGTACGTCGAACTCTTCCCCTACACAGGAGTGATGCACAGGAGATTATTTCTTGCGTTTCTCTCAGAAACCAGCTTTACATGGCTGGTCTTTGGAGATCCGCAAGGTATCTTGACTCATTGTTGGAACGATTGATACCGTTCCCCAATGGGCTTGATACATCTCCTGGGCTTGTGCGCACGTGCTCGCTCGGCTACGCATCCGAGCGTCAGCATCCAACCCTTCATAAACCCCTCGTCAGGGCTATGATGGTTGTGCCAAGAAAGAGGAAAAGTCCTCTTTCAGGTAGTGGCGCACTTGCTAAGTGTCTGATGCCAGGAAGGTTCGAACCTTTCTCGCCAGATCACTTGCAATTCGCTGGACGTCCTACTGCCGTCGACATCAAGCATAGGTGGCTGGCCCCCTTTTAATAGGAGGGGGCCACTGGTCTTCTGACCAGAGAGAAGTAAGACGTAGTCTTAC